ACTTCTATACAGGTGGAGTGGCAGTTTCTTAGCTTGCTTAGGCTCAGAGCCATGGTTTTAGCCCAATCCTCGGAGGTGGGGCGCTATATAGCGTACTCTCACCTCCCCCGATCGTTCCATCCCATAAGATGCGACCGGTTTAGGGTTCCAAGGATCAGGCAAAAAGCCTCCGCTCGTGGAAAAGTACAAACTACTTTTCCTGTCCAAGTCGCGAACGGTCGCCGCGTAGCCCCGAATGGGTATACGAGGTGCCGATCGTACCTTCCGTTGGAAACGACGCACAGCAACCCTCACTGAAGGATTGTGTGTTGTAACCGTAAACGGGGCCCGGAAGTAAAATTCCGCGGCTCGGACGCGACCAAGGGTAGAACGGTAAGCTTCTTTTAAGCTTTGCCGGACCATCGCCTCGTCGCTTAACGGATCCGGGCTCAGGATTGTTATTCCATACCTACGGTTCTCAACCGAAGATTGGATAACATCCCGTAGCCATTGGCGTGCTGACCTGTCCAGAAATGTCTGAACAGCAGGCTCGCCAACGACTAGCCCTACCCCTCCAATCAAGTCCATTAGACTTGCTGACGAGAGGTATTGCAGCCAGGGTACGTGGTCGGTAGAGCTCCGCTTGGGCTTCAGAGGGACACCAACCCCTCCTAGCCCCGGCTCTGCCGATATCGGTAGACCCAGTCTATCTGCGAGCATCCACGTATAATAATACGGGGAACATCTCCAGAGCGACTTCGAGAACCTAATCCTCGACCTCCCGGGATCTCCAGCAATTGCTGCAGATTGGGTGTTCCAGGTCACTTGACCTTTGGACCCACCGGGGGGGGCTACTAGCACGGACGTGCTGAAACTGGGCACGGGATACCCGTGTTCGTAAACCAGTTCAGCAATGATACTCCTGCTCGAGTGGTGGAAACACTTGTCATATGACAATCTACCACCCATCTTAGTGAAGATGTCGTCATAAATATGGCGACGAGCAAGGGTCCATCGGGGCTTCTGGGCGTCATCACCGACACCCTTTAGCACCACGTCCGACTTCCGGAGACCAGGATGGTACTTCGCCCTTAGCTCTCTCCTAGTGTAGGGGAGGATTTTGAGCGTCTCCGTTGCTGCATACAATGTGTGCAACATTAACGGAGGGAAAGATGTGGGATCACCCATCATCTGTCCAGTACTGGTCTTGACTCCAGGAAGCCCGTTGAGCTCGGATATCCATGAATCCCATAATGATAGGATAATGGAACCGTGCCCGAACGAAGACCTACGCGCCCTGCTACCTATTCGGCCCTGCATTGCAGAGTCGTCCAGTAGTGGAGCACGCGGGTAGGCCACAAACAGTTCCGCAGGAACGAGATCGCCAGGATCGATATCCTGGAGAATCTTCTTTACCCCAAATAATTTATTAAAATATTTGGTGTAAGGTTGCAACTCCTTATAGGAGACTGCAAGTTCCTCGTACACTGTTTGGGTCAGCCACTGTGCATGCAAATCTGTCGCGGCAGTCGCGTCCTGGGAATACCAAGGACCGACTTCGCCCTTCAGGTCGATGTCACGGTGACCACCCAACGCCTGAGAGAAACGGGGGTCGTTGACCATAACGTGGTCAATTACCCTCCGGAGGATCTGTTGAACAAGGTTCGCGGCAGTAATACTGCACGTTGGAAATCTTGTCTTCAGCCCTTTCTCTTCGGCGGCGATGGGGAGGATGGGGAGAATGTCGATCCTATTTAGGACGTACTCAACCCCTGCCCTCAGATAGAACTGGAGCCGTTCGGAGACCCCGGGTAAATCACGTTCAAGTGATTCCCAGGGCCCTCGGAAAAGTGCATCAAAATCAATTTTTGACGGCCGCAATTGCGAAGCCGGATGCAACTGGTCCGAGAGTAGCTCCAAGTAAGAACCATCCCACACGTGCCCATATGGGTCAGGTGGTAAATGGACTTGGAAGCTATCTTCGAGACGCTCCGTTCTGCATAAGGCATACCCCAGGAGGACCAAATGTTGGACCCCTGTGGCATGGCCGCCGGTAAATCTGGGATAACCGATCCCAGCGTTACTAGACGGCATAGTATAAAGCTCGGGGGACCTGTTTGGTTTCCACCTGGCGATATACTGCCTTATGAAAGGCCTCCATTCCTGAGGTTCCGCAGCCGGCTGAGAGGTTAGTCTCTCGAGCAGGCCTGCCATACCGGAAGGATCTGGAGGAGCTGGAGGAAGCGCGCGCGACGAGAAACTCGCCGTGAGCGCATCTATCTTCCTACCAAAGATAAGCAGACGGCCATGTGGCCGTGGGGCACCGAAATACCATGCTCTATTGAGCTGGAATATTCGCTTTGCCCTCTTTGCTGCTTCCAATGGATGGAATACCAGCTGGACGCGGTATCGGTTCAGACCTTGCAACGCTCTAAAATTTAGAGAATCGAGGAATGTTCCGAACTCGGCTAACTGTCTTGTTCTTACCAATTGGTAAGCTGTCAAGACGGCGTCCCATGAGGCTCTCATAAAGGAAAGCACTTCGAAGTTACGGCGATATCGCCTTACCTTCGTGTGCTTCTCTCCATGGGTGGCGGCAAATGCCGACACTCCTCTGGAAAGGTCCTCTGCCCATAGGGCATAGAACTCCTGAATTGAGAGTTCAGGCAGCCTACGCGGTGGGCCAATTGGCAACAACGCGTATCCGTGTCCTGAGATGACTCCCTCCGTGAACTCGAGTTTCTGGCAATTTGCCAGCACCTCAATAGGTAAACGGAATAGTGGCTTAAGCCTCTCCGAGCCATATGGCTCGGCAAGGTTAAGATGGGTCTTATAGTAGGTGTCACAATGTGGCATCTCCCATGACCCAAAAGCCATCATCAGCTTTTGCCCCCCTCGGGAATTTTGATCCCCTGGGGAGGCGGCTTGGGCCTCATGCACCAATGGTACATGAAGCTTGCGCCTTATCCTCTTTTTACGAGGATGAGAGGGCTCCTGTTGAGGAGCCAGGTCCGTCTTACCGGACCATGATCTCTGCAAATTTTGCAGGGTTG